GCCGCCAACCGGGAGGGTGCGGACGGTGCGTTCCACGACCCCGCGTCGGATGACGTTGGCGGACTGACAGGACGAACAGCGGTCATGGGCGGGATCCTGCCGGAGATGAAGGGTCAGGCCGCCCTCGGCGGAGGAGGTCCGAACGACTTGATAGTCCCGAACACCGAAAACACGATACAGTAGCGTGGAGGACATGCCGGCTTCCTGAAGATGGTGTGGTTACCTTTCATGAAACGGCATGCTCCTCTTTTTTGGCAACCCCTGAGTACGAACTTCTCGGATGAGCCTAAATTCCCTTGTTGTTCCGGTGCCGCTTTTTGGTGTCGGTGACCTTACCGTCATGGTGGGTCGTGATCGCGTGGTTCGTTGACCGCTTGTAGGGTTGGGCTGTATTTAGCTTCAGCTTGACCTGCTCGACGAGGTAGATCGCGGCCTTCTCAAGATTGTCGCCGAGGACTTTTCGTTGTTCCTCAAGGAAGGCGTCGCCGTGCCATTGGATCGCCATTAGAGCAACTCCCGGCAATCGACAACCGTCACCCTGCCAAGCTCGATAAGGTCTCGCTTGCCCTCGACGAAGAAAGTCCGCGTCCCGTAGACGATCTGGTCGCCGGTAAGAACGTCCAAGGAGGTGTTGAAGTAAAGGCTGTGCGTCACATCGACGTGCCGCTGCGCGTATCTGACCAGCCATGAGGTGCTCACCGGCTGGATCGACACGGGCTGGTCTTTGTGGATGGTTACGAGCGTGTCCGTCTGACCTCCAGAAGCCCCTTTTACGGGGGTTGGGCGTTTGACATCCACGCAATGGGTCATGAGATTTTCAAGCGACATATGGGGTAGTTAGACCCCCTGTTTCTGATACTTTTTGGAGGGGGGTTCGGGCCGATTTCAAAACCACCGAAATTATCGTAAATTTACGGGTGAAACGATCATTTCTGGCTCATCGGATGACACAAATGAGAGAAGAGCCAAGAAGAGAGGGAGAATGATTTCCTCCTCTTTAAGCCCCAACTCTCCACCTTGGAACCCTGTGATTCTTAAATTGGGCCAAAGCAGCCGCCGAGGCCGCTGACAGGTTTTTGAAACTCATTTCCGTCTGGCGGGTGTACGAATAACCGCCGAGATTCTCGCTGACCAAGTTGGGGTTCTGGCCGCGACCTTGGTACACCATGACGGCCAGTTCCGCACATGCTTGCTGGACAGGCTCTGGGATCTCCGGGAAGCCAGCCGAGTACACCACCCGAACGCTCTGATACCCGCTGAACGGTGTCGGCAAAACAAGCTCGCCTATTGCCGGATTTTGCTCAAAACTCGGCAGATGGTAGGTATGGAGCTTCAAGTAACACGACCCGGTCCATCGCACATCGAAGGCCCCTTGAGGAGCCCGCAAAAAGCTGCTGGGATAGGCCCCGAAAATGTCGCCCAGCGGAGCCGCTGTCCAGCCGCTCACCGCCGAGATCGCCGTCGCCAAGCTGGCCAAGGTCGGATAGGAGGCCAAGGGCAATGTCGCCGCACCTGCGACCCCATTGGTTTCCCAAGCCAGATAGAGGCTGGTGGCGTCGAGCCGGACGGTCGCAATGCTCTGGGAGGAGTCGGTGTTCTGAACCATCAAGACGTTTTGCAGGAACAAGGCGACCCGTGAGACCGAGACGACCGGGAAGTTGTTGAGAAGGATGTTCATCTCACGGCTTCCATTCCCGTCGTAAACTTCATCGTAACTGGCGACGGCAAACTTGCGGTTGCAGAACTTCTCGATGAGATCCGAGCAAGCATTGATGATCGACGACAGGGTTGCCGAGTCGGCGTCGCTGAAGTTGGGAAGCAATTCGACAGCGCGTTGGAGTGGGATCAGGGCCATGAAAGTATTTACTTTTCGTGACTCTAATTAAACCATGCTCACCCTTGTCACCACCACACGCGACCGTCCGGAATGTTTCTCCCTGCTTGAACGATGGATTGTCCGGCAAACCGTTCAGCCCGACCAGTGGATTGTCGTCAATGATGGAACCGTGCCGTACCAATACTCGCTCGGCCAGACAGTTCTCCAACGTCATCCGGGAGGAGATTCGCTGCCAAGTATCTGCGAAAATTGGCTCTCGGGACTGCCCCTCATCCACGGCGACAAGGTACTGGTGGCCGAGGACGATGACTGGTATCACGGCGATTTCATCCAGACCATGTCCGAGATGCTTGATGTGGTCGATTTGGTCGGCGTCAGGGGAAATCTTTACTACAAATTGCCGCCGCTCAAGTTCTTTCAGATGCACAATACCTCCCACGCGAGCCTCGCTTCGACAGGATTTCGGTCGTCGATGTTGCCCCAGATCGAGCGATGCTGCCGAGTTTTCAAGTCGGTGTACATCGACAGCTATTTGTGGGCAGAAGCAACTTCCGAAGGGTCGGGAGTGAAATGTGCTTTGCTTCCCAATCGGGCCGAGGACCAACGTGCCTTGCAAGTGGGTTTCAAACAAATGCCGGGGGCCAAGGGGTTGGGGCTTGGCCATACTGACGACGGGTCAACTGATCCCGGCATGGCAGTTTTGAGAGGATGGATCGGGGCTGCGGACACAGTCACATACTCGAACTTCCGAAAAATCTATTGCAACTCGGGCAGCGACACAACTTCGGCTCGGCAGCCGCTTCCTTTGCCGGCTCAGGTGTGATGTCTTGGCCGTTGAGGGAAATCTTTAGGTTGATGGGGGTCGCGGGGACATCCTTCACGGTGGCCTCGTCAATTTGCACGTCGAAACCGGCCAAGACATGAGCGAGGACAAGTGAAGCTGCGGCCTCGGTAAAATTGCCGGTGACCGTCATGTACTCTCGAAACAAGTCTCGGATCTGGTCGTTCATTTTTCTCCTGCTCAGGTGAGTTTGTACACGCTGCCGAGCACCTTCAGATCATCAATTTCGTGGGGCGACGGGCCATAAACGAGCGCCACTGTCCCAAGCGGGCTATTTGTGAACGAGGGCAAGCCGGGAGGCGGCAAATACTTCCAGCGAGTCGGCGGGAGCAGCAACACATCAGGCGGGTTTTGACTGAAATACTTGGAGACCAGAACCGTAAAGGGTAGCAGAATGACAGCTAGCTTCGCTGTTCTGGCCTTGGGCACAATTTTCGCGGCCATCCCAAACGGCGGGTTGCAAAAGACCCTTTCTTCGCTCCAATCTTGCGTCAGCGCATCGTCCTCCTCGGTCCAATACCGAGGCAGCAAGTGATTGTCCCGGTCGGCGCAAGCGTCGATTGTGAAGCCGAAAATGCCTTCGAGCTTGTTGAAGACCGCCGGAGAGGTTCGCCAACATCCTCTGATCTCTTTGTGCTGGTCGTTGATCGAAATCGAGTGAAATGCCATGCGGTATGTACCGGGCATGACATCGATTTGTGGTCAGGCAGCGAGTCGGTGAACGAGTGCCTCAAACACCTCTTGATTGAAAAACTGCCAGCCACCGGGACCATGCGGCTGCACATTGGGGGCTGACGGAAACACTTCCAAGATCCTTGGGACTTTAAGCCCCTCAGCAATGGCAAAGCCGGAAGACTGGTTGCCAATGAACATGCGACAACCAGCAATCTTCCGGGCAAAATCGAGGAATGTCCTCGTTTTGATGTGCGGGATGTTCAACCGATGCTTTTTTCTGAAGGCTGCAAATTCGGCATCAAGCCCCACAAAAGCCAAGTTTTTGAGTCGCTCCAGCCACTTGAACTCGATCTTGGGATTCAGATACCTTTCCGTCCTGTTCAGCAAAATCATCCCCTCGGCCTTGGGGTCTGGCTCCACGTCAAGCCACTTCTCCCATAGCTTTGGCAGGCATGGCCAAACGTGGCTGTAGTATTGGCCGATGTCCCCTCGATCATGGGAAAATCCCGATGACCTGAACAAGTCGAGGTCGAGGTCAATCGACTCCCCGTCCCAGATTTTCACGTCTTCAAAGACTGCTTGGAGTCGCAGGAGCGGGATGAGGCTTTCGCAAAATGCCCGCGACATTTTGTACTGGCCGCATGGGTGATTCATGCCGGGATGATAGCGGGCGGGTTGGTCGGCCTTCAGAAGCAGGGTGCAGGTCTTCAGATCCCGCAACTCCAGCAGCGAGACAATTGAGGGGAGGGACCAGATCAGATCACCGGCATTGCCACCATGAGCGACAGAAAAGGTTGGTTGGGTCATGAGGTAGGTAAGCGGCGAGACGAAAAAACCCGCCCCATGCGGAGAACATAGGGTGGGCTCAGGTAACAGCAGGGTCTGACTGTGTCACCATAGATAGTTGCCATCCAGCAACTTTCAGATCACGTCCCGCGAGATTGCAACACGATGAACGGGCTGTAGTTGTATTTCGTCGCTCCGTCAGCCGGAGTCAGAGCCGCCGTCCAAGGCGAAACGATGTCGAACCGGCGCACAAATCTGTAAGCCGTTTGCAGCGTCGTGAACTGGATTTCCGTGCTGATCGCCGCTTCAAGTCCGGGGTGCTGGGCCGTGACCAGTTGCGACAGGTCAGCGAGGATGATGTCGCCCGGCAGGCCAAGCTGCGGGCAGTTCATGCACTCGATGACTGGTTTCCCGAAAATCCGCATCGGAAACTCGTCGGCAATGTTGAAGGACACACCACCGAAAGCCGGATAAGAGGTCGCCGTTCCGGTAGCCGTCACAAAAACTTGTCGCAGGAACACCGAGTAGGCTTCGGGGTTCATGATCCAGACAGCATTGGCTCGCGAGCCGGGATACAGAGCCCTGTACATATTCGCAAGGTCGTCGAAGCCAAACATCGCGGCAACGTCGTTGCTCGACTTGGTCACGGTCACCAAAGCCGCTTGGTTCAGAATCCCCGTCGGCTGGCCAGAACCGCTGCCGTTGATCACGGCGTCGTTGTGCTGCCAAGCAAACTCCAAAGCCACTTTGTCCCGAATGAAGGTCTCAAAGTTCTCAATGTTCGAGTCTTGGAGCAGTTGGTTGGTCACATAGACCAAGCTGCACAACGTCTTGAGAGAGGCGGTGACCTGCATCAGAGCCGGATAAGACGAGGTGATCGTCGAACCTTCGCCGACGTAGTAGGACTGGACTCCACCATGCCGGGAACCGTTGGCGAGGCTCGTTTCGTTGATTGCCGGGATGTTCAGGGTGTTCGAGTTGATGTTGACTTGTTCGGTTTTTCCAAGCAAATCAGGGTAGTTTCGCACCTTGTCCCAGATCCGGTTGTACCACTCCGGCTTGACCGCATAACCGCCCTGCGTGCCGCCGCCACCCGACTCATTTGCTCCGAGTGGAGCCTTAAGTCGCAACTCTTCCTCGTATGCGTGGAGCATCCGTGAGGCACGCTGATCGCCACGATGAGCCTTGTACTGCGCTTGCAGCATGTGCCCGAACGACTTGAAAATCGGCTCTTTGATCGTGGCCGGAACCGACCCGAAACTCGGTCGCTGAGCAGTCGGTGAAGTGAACTTGGCCGCGACCTTTTCAGTCGCCTTGGCAACCGATTTTTCAAGGCGACTGGTCAGCCGCTTGACTGCATTTTGGGCCGCGTCCTCCATCGGACTTTCGCCGCCTTCAGCCTCTTCTTCGCCGCCGCCAACATCCTCGGCACTGGCTTCCTCGATCAAGCCCGCGTCGAGCAGGGCAGCCGCTTCATCAGGGTCGAGGTGGACAATCTGGCCCTCGGTGAGATCACCGAACGGTTTGGTCAACTTGTAAACAGAGAGTGACAATGATCCTCTTGAGTGGAAAAACCAACATCTGGTCGCTGGTACTTCCTCCCGATTCCACCAGTGCGACCTCGAAGGCCGCTCACCGACTGCGTCGTGAAAGCTCGTCCAACTTGCGGGTATGTACTGTTCAAAAACGAAAAAACCCCGCCTGACAACGAGTCAGACGGGGCGCGTCGAAAGAGAAAATGGACACTGATATAGAGTGGATTCGATCACACTTTTCCGCGCGATTTGATCCGGGTCATGATCTGTTGGGCGATCACGTTCTCGTCGAAGTTGATCTCATCAAGGGCTTTGATGAAAGCGTCGGTGTCGAATGAGGTCCGCTTTGGGGCAGCTTTGGGAAGTTGTTTCACCTCGGGCCATTTGAGGCCCAGCTTCTCCGCGATACCCGGATCGAGACTAAAGCCTTTGCTGACCGCCGTGACCAAAGCATCCTGATTGCAGGGGACCGGAGCCACCGAATACTCGAACAAAACACATTGCTCGATCACACAGTTGCAGTCTTTCCATGTGGGTTGAAGACTGATCTCTTCCTTGGTCGGTCCTCTCATCTTGGTCGGGAGGAAGCCAATGCTCTTGCCGCGCAAGATACCCTCTTGAGTCATCGAGAAGATCGCGTCAGGCAACCAAGGGCCTTCCCAGTCAGAAGGTCGTTGCGCATATTGCGTTTTGGCGAGTAGCCCTTTTTGAACTTGCTTGATCCATTTGCACTTTCCAACCGGAAGCTCGTCGTACTTGTGGGCCAGAGTCACGACCGGGTTTTCGCGGAAAAAGTCCAATTGAATGCCTTTGGCGATGACGACCTCGTTTTGGCGGTCGAGACTTTCCACCGAGACGAGGCTAATGTCCGCTCGCTCGCCGGGGATCAATTGGACATCTTCGGCGATGGTCGCCGCCTTGCGATAAACACAGTCCTTGGACAGCCCCTTCATGATCCCGTCGAGTGCGCGAGCCGCTTTATCACTCATCGGAAACCCGAGCGGGCCTTCAGTGGTCGTCATTCTGTGTGTCTCCTGACTTTTGGTCGTCGCCAACCGTATTTAGCTCCTGTAAAAGCCTTTCGATGGACGTGTCGCCGGTGTCGGCATCTTCCATCTCGACCACAGTTTCGCCCGTTTCATCAGTCAAGATCGCCGTGATTCGCTGGCCGCAGACCACCACCGAGCCGCAAGTCTTGATGGTTTGGCGAAGGTGATCAAGGATTTCCGGCAGTTTCTCCTCAATCCGTTTTCTTCGCAGGCAGGTTGCCTCAATCATTGACACCCTCCGTCACAAGACTCATCGCACATCGGCACAGCGGATGCCTCGGAGGTGAATTGATCTCCCCGTAAGCACCGAGGCCGTCCACCACGAAGGGCTCGTCAAGGCCAACTGTTTTCCCCGCAAGTGGCTTGCAAGTGGGGCAAGCGTCGCTCGACAATATCCACCGCTTGGCTTTGGCAACTCCAGACTCTTTGGCCGTGATCATCATGGCGTCATGTTGCGCACGAGAGGCTTCGGTGTGGCCGATCATGTACGCGCGTTCGTTGTCGAGGCCGTTGAAAACCTGTTGAACCCTGTCTTTCATGGCATTTTTCACGTCTCCAACCTCAAGTCCCTCGGCAATCTGCTGCCGAAGGTCTTCAAGGGCTTTGGTCAAATCTTGAGAAGTGGATTCGTTCGTCGTTCGGCAAAAAAGCAACGTCGCCTTGCTCAGAGCCTCCTTGAGATTTGGTTGGACCACCTTGAGCAAGCCAGCGTCCCCACCAAGCCTTGCGACCGTTTCACCAGCCGAGTGGTCGTAAAACATCTCGACCACCGGAAGCATCCTTTGAAACATTTCGTCGGTCCATTTGTCGATGTCGAAGAACCCGCCGTCAGGGAAAGCCTTTGTTTCGATGTCGTCAGTGAAACTCTTCTGGCCCAGAACCGTCGCTCGCTGATGTGCGAAAAACTCATTGATCGCCTGCACCAGCGGGTCAGGGGCTTTGTCTCTCATTGGGGGCAAAATGGCTTTTGCCGCTGGTTTCTCAGGGACTTGAGTCTCTTGAGTTGCTGCCGCCGGAGCCAGAACTTGCGGCTTGATCTCGGGGAACAATGCCTCGGCCTCGGCCTCCGTGAAGCCGAAAATAATTCTCGCGTTGGCCACGGCAGCCTCACGGGGAAGCTGCCCGGAGTAGTAAGCCGCTTGCATCGCCATAACCTGCTGGCTTCCCCCGACAGTTGCTCTGAGGGAGTCGGCAGCCGGTTGGGCTTGGCCGTCTGGAGCGGCTGGAGTGGCCGGGGCAGCGACTGCCGGGGCCTGTTGATGGTCGTCGGCGAGCATTGGGGACGGCGAATATGCTGGTGCGCTTGGTAGCATCCCCGAGGGGATCAAAGGCTCGTCGCCCCAATCGAATGCTTCAAATCCGTACAACCGCCTCGCTTCTGATCTCGTGATCACCCCGTTTTTCAAAAGCATATCGCGCTCTTGAAGGTCAAATGATTTGTCCTCGGGGACCACCTCGTCAAAATGAATGAACAACCGTTTGTCGTAAAGTGGAACGAGCTTCTCGTTCAACTTGTCCACGATTAACTCGATCCGAGGCCGGATACAGTTTGCATAAAGAGAGTACAAAGCGGCTTCGGCGGTGCTTCGATTGGCTTCGCCGATCTCGAACAACTCGGGCGGGATGTGCAAGCCGTTGAGAATCGAGATCTTCAGGTTCTTGTACAACTCCAGTTCGGCCAAATCCTTGGGCTGCCACTGCAAAATCTCAAAGTCCACCGGGTCTGTGGCGATGAACGCACCGCCGTTGCCGCTACCTCGGAACCGATGGCCGAAGTCCTTGGCCATCCGCTCCGCCTCGTCCTGACCAAATCCGTGCTCGCTCTTGGGCGAGACCATCACGTCAGGCCGAGCGTTGTTGCTGAGGGTGTTATCGAGGTAGCTGATTTCCTTCCAGCCGACCTGAATCCGTTGCCACATGGCCCTCACGGGGCTGTGACCTTCGCCGTAAACGTCGAGTGGGTTGTCCTCCCTGAAGTGAATGATGTCTTCAATGAGGTAGTCGTACTCCTTTTCTCCCTCGTAATACTTCACCCCTCGGACAATCTGATTTTCGTCCCGTACCAACTCAACGCATTGTGACGGGAGCGGATACAGACTCTGTGGCAAGCCAAAGTCGTCTCGAATGATCAGCCAGTAGGCGTTGCCTGTCAGGTCGAGGAACAATTGCGTGATGCCGATCAACTCGCCCCGGTTATGCTGGGGGTTGGCTTTGTCGAGCAGGTCGAGAAGCGGATGCTCGACCACTTCGCCGAGTTGTGTGCTGAAGCTGATACTTTTGTTGGCTTTGATGCTTTTGAGGTTCTTCCAAGTGACAGAGGTGGTCTTGCACTTGGGCCGCGCCTCGCCGGTTTCCGTGGTGGCGTACAACCGCAGCTTGACCCTTGAGATCTTTCTCTGGATTAACTTGATCGCCGCGTAGACGATATCTGAATAGGCCGCGACGAGATCAGCCTTTCCCGGCTCCGGTTGGCCACCAAAGGCGTCGTAACTTCCCTGCGGTTTGCCGCCAAGTGACCGCCAGTTTGGCCCAAAGAGCTTCTGTTTGACTTGGTCAGGCTTGGTCGATTTGTTGGGGATTTCAGGCGTATCAGACATGCCCTATGTAGAGCGTGGACGATCAGAACAGCCCTTGGAGGATGGCTTCGCTGTACTGGTCAGCCATCCACTTTTCGCGGGCGGCTCCATCCAACGGGACCGTCTCGGTAGGCTTGGAGAGTTTACGGGCCTTGCGTGTGGCCTCTTGAGCGGCCCATGCCAAGGTATCGACCATATCGTCGTTTTTCCCGTTGGGAAACCCAATCAACTCGTCCTCCAAGCCCTTGGTCCAGTCGGCCTTTTCTGGGAGCCAGAGCCTTCCCGCTTCTACCTTCACTTGCAGGTCGGTGGAGCGGGTGAGCTTGTCGGTGGTGGGTCGGACGGGTCTGATGGTGATTCCCTCGGCCCTCAATTGCTGGATAGCAAAATCTTGAAAGCCAACCTGTTCAACCAAATGGTAAGCTGGCTTGTATGTTTCGTTCACGCTTTTGAAGGTCTGGACAAGTTGGCCAGCGGTGAGCCGGTCCCGCTTCAACCTCGGCACAATCAGGTCACCGTCAGGAGTAATGTCCACGATAGCGAAGACGGACCAGTCAGCGGTCGTTTTGAGGCTGATTGCCAAGTCGGTACTGACAAACCGGAAGCAGTTCTTTTTCTTCACCACCCGCTCGCCGAGGTAGTAGTTGTCGTCGTCTTCGGTGAAGTAGCGAAAATCCTCCCGCTTGAAGTGGCTTCCATCATCAGAAGCAGGATCTTGGTTGTACTGCGCCCTCCATGCTTTCCGCTTTTCCCGCTTCCAAATCTCAATTTCATCTGACGGGATGCGGTTAGAAAGCGGCTGGCCGTTTCTCTGGCGAGGATCAGACCAGCCGATGCTCGTCGTGACGCTCCTCGATTTGTCGAATTCAAACGGCAAAATCAGCTTCGTCCATTCCCCGCAATCGTGTTCAAGGATGTAGCCGGACAAGTCTTCCGGGTGACACCGCTGCTGCACAACGACCCTCGCCGTTTTTCCCGGCTGGTTGTTCACACGACTGCTCAGCACTTCCCGCCAAAACGTCGTGACCTTGTCCCGCTCGGACTTTGAGTTGATGGATGCAACGTCATTCGGATCATCAAAAATAATCACGTCGCCACCGAGGCCCAGCGTCCCGGACTCGATACTGGTCGCTTGCCTGTAGCCCGTCTTGGTGGTGGAAAACTTGAGTTGCGTGTTCTGGTCGGCCTCAAGCTGAAACTTTTCCGAGTAGAACCTCTGGTAGAGTGGGGACTCGACCAGTCGCCGCGACTTCATGCTCAACTCCTTGGCCAAACCAAGGGAGTAGGAGCAGCAAAGCACTTTCAAGGTCGGGTCTTGGAGCCAGAGCCAAACAGGGAAAAACACGCTGCACAAAAGTGATTTTGTGTGTCGCGGAGGGATATTGACCAGCAGCCTTTTGATCTCGAACAGGTGGCTCAAGTGATCGCAAATCGCGTCCACATACCACTCGGAATGACCGCCGTTGAACCTGTTGGAAGGCTCAAGCACTTCCCAAAATTGCATCACAAATCTTTTGAGGGAGCGAGCGCAGCGTTCGCCAGTCAACTCGCTGGCGGTGAACGGGAGTTGGTGAATTGATTTTGGGTTAGGCCGAGGCACTGTTCTCCGGGTTTTCAGAAATCATTTCAGCGTCGAGAATCGGCCCACCAGCGACCGCGTGGTCGTTCATGATCCGCTCCAACCGATCCAAATCGTCGTTGGAAAGTGAAGCCATGTTGATCGAGGTGGTCGTCGATTCCTTGGTCAAATGTTCTTTCGGTTTGCCCCAAAGCCTGTTGAAGAGCAGTTCCGTGGCCTTGAGATCGCCTTCAGAGGCCAATGTGACCAGCCGCCGGGTGATGAGGTTGATGTCTGTCGCGGTCACGGAGCGACTCATTGCCTCGGCCAGTTTCACGGTGTCGAAGCCTCTCGAGGCGATCTCGCTCAACCCCGCGCCGTGCTTGCGGGGACGGCCCTTGATCCTGCCGGTGCTTTGCTTGGCGCGGTGAATGGTGGATTTTGTGACCGAGGAACCGGCTTGGCTCTCGACCCATTTGGCGATCTGGGCGTAGGTCCACTCGGGATGCCTGCGGATTGCGTCGCGGACCAGAGCACTTTTGTTGACGCGGGGCTCTGGTTCAGCGGCTGGTGGAGCGGCTTGGGGTGTGGAGGGCGAGGGAGCGGTGGGCTCAGTTGAAGGAGCTTCAAGAGGCTCGGGCTGCGGGGTTTCGGCTGTCATGCCGGTTAGGTAGGGCAT